GCAATGCTACACATAACACATTACCTATAACACAAGACACAGAACACAAAAAGAAAGCAACTATCGTTGCACCGCCTGAAGGCGTTTCTGATTCTGTTTGGCAGGAATTCAAATCTTTGAGGAAAGCCAAGAAAGCCCCGATAACCCAAAGAGCCATTGATGCTTTAACAAATGAAGCAAACAAGGCTGGATGGACTTTAGAGAAAGCCCTAGAGGAATGTATTGTGCGTGGTTGGCAAGCATTTAAAGCAGATTGGGTTGCGACAAAAGCAAACCCTGCCGACATCGTGAGGATCACAGTTCCGAGTAAAAATGAGCCTGACCCTCAACTGTTAAAGATTATGGCTGATGCAAAGAATGCAGCACCTATGCCTGATTTTGTTCGTCAGTTTGCTAAACAAGTGAAAAAAGCATGAACTACTTTGAAGCCATGAGACTGCTAGACAAAGTAAAAGAGGGCGTACCATATCCCGTACGTCTTATTACTGAAGCGTTAATCCTAACTGGTGACTTAGATGAGTAGGGTATATACCTATGGCATACAGTAGAAAAAACATCTCTAATGAGTCTGATAGGGTGATCCTAGAGCAAGCCGAGGCCAGAGAGCTTTATCGGAATTGGGAAGGCAGTAAAAACAGAGACCTTATTCGTGCCAGACTTGAGAGAGCCGAAAGAATCTATGGCATAGGTGCTAGAGACAGAATCCGAGAATATATGAACAGAATTAAAGATGGAACACTTCTATGACATTTATGGTGACTTTCAAAGTAGACGCTAACCCTGTTGGCAAACAAAGAGCAAGATACGCTAGGCGAGGAAACTTTGTCCAAACTTACACCCCGGACAAAACAAGAACCTATGAATCTTTAATCAAAGAAGCCGCTACAGAAGCAATGGGAAGTTCTGAACCACTGGAAACCCCTGTAAATCTGTATCTCTACATTCGAGCACCTATCCCCAAGTCTTACTCTAAAAAGAAAATAGCAGACTGTTTAAACGGCATTGAGAAACCAATTAAGAAGCCTGACGCATCGAATGTTCTCAAGAGCGTAGAAGATGCAATGAATGGAGTTGTTTATAGGGATGACTGTCAAATCGTCAACTTTCATGTGTCGAAGGTTTATTCAAGTCAATCAGGCATAGATGTGTGTGTAAAAGAATGCTTGGACTAAGGGTTTATCCCTATGGTATTACGCAAGCAATTAAGTAAGATTTAATTTTCAAACAGGAGTTAATGATGAATACATGGGAATTTGATACCACTGTGGGTGCGGGTAGCGAAGTCGTAACAGTCGTTTACGAGTACGAGCAAGACCTTGATTCCACCTTTAACGAGTCAATTCGTGAGGTTTGGTTTGAGGGTCGCAACTGCATCGGTTTGTTTAGCGATGAGTCTTTTAAAGAGTTGGAGTGTGAAGCGGCAATGCGGTTTCAGCATCACAAACTGAACTATAAAACCGAGGATGTATGAACGAACCCACCAAAGCAATCCAGTTTCTAATTGACACTGCGCCTTTGTATGCAAAAGCGAAGGCCGACAGAATGTATTTAGAGGAGTTTCGCAAATCACGCAAGGCACAACTGGCAAGCCAAGCGGGTACAGAAGTTCTTGGAAAACAGGAAACATTTGCTTATGCTCACCCTGAATACATCGAAATCTTAGAGGGAATCAGGGAGGCCGTAGAGAAGGAAGAGCGTTTCCGATGGCTTATGACTGCGGCACAAGCAAGAATTGAGGTGTGGCGAACAGAGCAATACTCTGCCCGTATAGAGCAAAAAGCCACCCAATGAACAACAAGTTGAACGCAAAGGAGAGGCTACACCTTGCAAGGGTTAAAGGTCTGCCGTGTTCAGTTTGCGAAGCACCACCACCAAGCGAAGCCCACCATTACAAACAAGGGCTTCAATATACTTGCATCGCCCTTTGTGTAGATTGCCACCGAAATCCAGTGATGGGATGGCATGGTCAACGTAGGGCATTTGCTATCAATAAAATGGATGAAATAGACGCACTGAATGAGACCATTCGCAGATTGTGCGAGGAAATGCCCACCAAAGGCTCTAAAAGCCCGTTCTAGGCTCTTTTGAGGGCTTGCCCATCCCAACCTACGCAAGACAAGAAAAAACCCTCCTGAGAGGGTCTGAGGGTTTAGCGTTTCCCGCCAAGTATTCGCAGAATTAAGGCGATGCAAGCATAAATCATAGATCGTTTAAACACGCTGTGTGTATATAGGTGTTCAAAATCTCAGCGTCTGGGTGATACTTTTTAAGTTCTGCCACCGCATCCTCCAAAGATTCTGCGCTTGTTTCGTCATATTCAGCGTGAACACAATCAGGGTATGGATAAAACTCAATGAGATAAGTTCTAAAAGTCATAAAGCCTCCACCAGTTCAAGAGCTTGCGCCTTGCAATCTTCTACTTGGTCAACTGATAGCCCTCTAGCTATTTCTTCCGCTAATTCGCTTGCTCGTTGAGCTTTGTGGTCGTCTGGTGCAGTTATAGCCAAAACTAGGCATTGTGTAAGTGCTTGTAATTGTGTCATTTTGTTTTCCAATTCATTCTGTTTTAAACATTAACTCGGTTTCAATATATTGACAAAAAATTTGGTGTATTTCGTCCTCTTGTTGACCGCAGAAAAACATACCCGCAGTGTCGCCCGTTGTCACGCCTAAAGCGTCTTGAATGTGTCGGCAAGCCTCATGCAAAGCATTTTCTGCAAGTTCTTGAATATCTTGTTTAGTCATGATTGAACCCTAAGTTGTTTAAACGCTCTGCACTTGGCAAAGTCTGACAAATGAAACTCGTGCAATATTTGGTCTGGATTTTTCTCTGACCAATAATAAAACCCTCGTTTAGCTCGTTTCTTATGCGTGAATTGCAAATGGTCGAGATCACAAATGCGCTCATCAAATGATCGGGCTTTGAACCCACTTGGAGGCTTTCTCATGTTGTTACCACCAATTCTTTTACATCTTGAATAAACTCTTCAGCGTGAACAACTTTATAGTTCTCGCTTCCTGTAAATTCATCGTGCGCTACATCTTCTGCATCACTTTCATCTTCAGCTTCCACCTCAAGAAAATAAACTTGATGCTCGATTCGTACATATTGAACTTCAAACTTTTTCATGATGCCACCTTGTCATAAATAGCCCATTGAGCGGTGTCGTAACCTTCTAAGTCAGGGATTGCATTAGAAATGATCGCCTCGATAAACTTAGAAGCCAGAGAGTCCTCAAATTCTGGATGTTCGCAAGATTGATAACGTAAGCACTGAGCCGCCTTGATCGCTTGAATAGCCGTAAGAATCGGTGCGCCTCGGTCGTAATCTATCTGCGTGGTTTCGCTTTCTCCGTAGCGATAGTTGACGCTTTTCACGTTCTCCTCAAAGAGAATCTGCGCCACCGCTTGCTCATTGCCGAAAGCGTTTAAACGCATTACTGTTGCGCCATAAGAAACGCCCACCTTATGCCTTGAGGCATAGCGAACCAGAGCGTTGATGTGGGAGTCGGAAACAATAAAAGCTGACATGATTAACACCTATGAAATGATGCGACATTGCACCGAATAGACCCAACCCGTGAGCCTACCCGTTGAAATTTCACTTGACTAAAATATCAAACCATTCCATCAAACCCATGCAAAGAGCTAAACCCAAACCAATGGCGCAGAGAATGTCTAAAGTTGTTTCTTTCATAGTGACACCTTGTAAACGTCAATCATCGTATCTGGGTGAACCCATCTCTGTTTGGAGTCGGGCGCATTTTTATGGCACAAATACACTGTGTTTTCTGATCTCTCTCGCCATGCCGATCCAACCTCATCGTAAAGCGTTGAGCCTTTTTTGAATGTAAATTTCCAATCATTAGGGATTGATCCATTCATCTCTAGGTCGGCAAGGTCAGTGATAGCCATTGAGCACACTAAATATTTCCAAGTATAAGTTTGCATGATGTTTAAACGCTTTCAGTGAATTTTGTCGCCAAAGTAAGCACGATCAGTCTCACCCATAAACCTAAAAAACAGATCAGGGAAAGCCTCTTCAATTCTGGTTTTGTTTGTTTTGTCTGCCTTTTGCCAAGCCTCAGCCAAAGAACCCGCAAAGCCACCGCCATGCTCACGCATAGTCTTTGCCGCATTGTGTAGAGCATTCCAACGGGAAGCCTGTACCATGTCTTCAAAATCGCTTGAGCTAATCTTGTATGTCATTTTTAACGCCTTTCAAATAATGCAACAGTGCATCCAAAGCCACTCTGTCACAGTGGCTCAAGAGAAACTGTTTAAACGCTCTCACCAAGCCACTCGGCTCTCTGTTCTGTTAGTTGGTCAAAGATTGCTTGTCGTGTGCCTTTGTAACCCTCGGCTTTGAGGATTGCATAAGCACTCTGACCCCTCCTTTTCATGCCCATCATTTCGAGCTTAAGGGCTTGGCGCAAAGTAAGAATTCGCATTTGTGCAATGTGATCTGGGTTAGTGATTGCTGACATAATTTAAGCCTTTCAGTTGATTTAATTAAGTTCGTGTCAATGGTGCGCCATCGATAACCAAGCTGTGCACGTTGTTGCCATGCATAAACTTTACGGCGGCATCGATAACGGCGGGCAAGGAGCATGTGTCGCACTGTGCACCCCTTCCATCTGGTGTTTGCACCAAAATAACGATGTGATGATTGTGAAATATGAATTTCGCCAAGGTTTTTGTGGTCATGGTTTACGCCTTTCAAAGTAGTGCAACAGCGCACAGAAAAGCCCTTTCGAGCTTCCCTCTAAGCTGTTTAAACGCTTTGCATCTCTCCGTGATCTGGGCAATGAGGCGCACCCATTTCATTGAGCCACTTACCCGCCACTCGCACTGTATAGCCACAATCACGGCAAACACATTTCAGCATTCTGGTTGATTGTTTCTTTTGGGCGTTTGAGGGGATCAAGTCAGCATGAGGATAAATGCCTAACTTTTCCAAAACAGGTGTCGCCCAGAGCTTGAATTTCTCACCCGCAACTGTGGCGGTCATTTTGCCCTCTAAGCCAATAGCCAAAGCGGTGCGTTTAAACAGCTTCCCATGCCCATCGTTAGGATGGCAAGCATGCACAAGCTCATGCGCCAAGATGTCCAAAACCCGCATTGAATCGCTGATCGTGGGAGAGATAAAAATCTCCGCATGGCTATCTGCTGATGCTCTAGCAGACCAACATTCTCCGATTCTCCGATTCTTATTTGAAAGAGCCGATTTTGAGGGAAAGCCACAGCTTGAGCGCACTTCTAAGGGTAGGTCTACGCCATTGGCTTTAAAGAGACTTCTAAGCTCTGTGGTTGCCTCTGAGAGCCATTGTTCACGGGTATTGGTCATGATGTTTACGCCTATTTAATATCACTGAAAAGGTCAGTTCCTAAGCAATATTTTAGTTTTACCAGTGAGCCGACCTATAGGGAAAACCCTATGTTTTACAACTTTAAACCCTTAAGGGTAAACCCTAGTGCTGATACCCCATGCAGTACCAGTTATTCACAGGCTTTAGTCTTATATAAGAGTCAAAATGTGGATAACTAACACTACTGGTGTGAATAACTTTTTTTCAGGGGTTAGTGAGGGCAACAGCTTGAGACGCTCTAAGGGGCTAAAAATGGCCTTCCTGAGCCTTTTATTAAAATAAGTAGAAACCCTTAAAACAATGGTTTACAATTATTTAAATTCAATAAATTAGAGAAAAAACAATGGGCAGACCCTCAAAACCTAATACCCGATATTTCCAAAGGACACTAACAGACCCCGAAAGGATCATCTTGCTTTCTGCGGGTAAGGGCAATATATGTAGAGGGTTTGAAACAGTGTTGGATTTATACTACTACGCCCACAATCAAGGGTTTCGCCCTGACATGGACATGAGTTTTTTAATTATGGATCGTGGGACAACAGACAGCCCCAACTTAGAGAGGTCATCAGTTAAGGTAGGGTAAACACTAATAGAAGGGTAAACGCGAATAGTTCGCATTTAGATCAAGTCACCCTAAAAAGGTGCTTCACTCTTTCACACTTTCCTAATTGCAAATAAGAATCATTCGCATTTAGACATAAGGGTAAACCCTGATAGGGTAAACGAGTAGGTAGAAACCCTTAGGTAGAAACCCTAGGTGTGTGAGATGTATGGGGGGGGAGGGGGTAGCGTCTGTGTGTAGATATTTGTGGAGCCACCATCCCTCAGAAAAAGCTAAAATGAACTAATCCATTCCAAGGAGGACAAAATGGAAAAAAGAGGAAGAGGAAGACCCAAGGGAAGCGTCAAGATGACCATACAGAGGTTTGCTGACAATCCACCCCTAGTACTACCTAAGACAGACCATCAACGTCTCAAGGAGCTTAAAGAGCTGATGATTAGGAGTGGGGGTAAGGATGTGGCTCAGAAGGTTATTGAGATAGCCCTTAATGATGAGCATCCCCATCAATTAGTAGCTTTAAAGATGTGTTTAGATAGGACTCTTCCTGTTTCTTTGTTTGAAAAGGATAAGAGTCAGAGGTCAGCAGTGACGATTAACATAACAGGGATTGGTGCTGAACCAGTTATTGTTGAGAATACTGAACAGCCCCAAGACGTAGAGGCAAAGTATGGCTGATCTCAATTTCTCCTTACTGCCGTGGCAACAAGAAGTTTTTGCCGACAAAACGAGGTTCAAGGTTGTTGCGGCTGGAAGGCGGTGCGGTAAGTCTAGGATGGCTGCCGTTACCTTGCTAATAGAGGGATTGAAGTGCCCACCTGGTTCGGCTGTGTTGTATGTTTCGCCAACTATGGGGCAGTCGAGGCAAATCGTTTGGGACTTACTGCTAGACCTTGGCAGAGAGGTAATTCAGTCGTCCCACGTAAACAACTTAGACATTACCCTGATAAACGGGGCTAGGATATACGTTCGTGGTGCGGATAGACCTGATACCCTTCGTGGCGTTAGCTTGACCTATGCCGTTCTTGACGAGGTAGCCGACATTAAGCCCGAAGCATGGGAACAAGTCATTCGAGCCTCTCTATCTGATAAACGGGGGAGAGCACTCTTTATTGGCACTCCAAAAGGACGCAACTGGTTCTACGATACCTTCAAACTGGGCGAGTCAGAAGATGATCCTGATTGGAAGTCCTGGCACTTTACCACTGCTGATAACCCCTTGATTGACCAAGCAGAGATAGATTCCGCTAAAAAGACCCTAAGTTCTTTCGCTTTTAAGCAAGAGTTTATGGCCTCGTTCACCAATGCGGGTTCGGATATCTTCAAGGAAGAGTGGATCAAATACGGGGTTAAACCTGAACATGGAAGCTATTACATCGCTGTTGACCTTGCGGGATTCGAGGAAGTTGCCAAACAAGCAGCCAATTCTAAGAAGCGTTTGGACGAGTCTGCTATCTCAATCGTTAAGGTGACAGACGATGGGAAGTGGTTTGTTGAGAAGATTGAACACGGAAGATGGGATATCCGAGAGACCGCTTCTAAGATACTGATTGCCATTCGGGACTACCGCCCTTTGAGTGTGGGGATAGAGAGGGGGGCGCTAAAGAACGCTGTTTTGCCCTACTTGTCAGACCTTATGCGAAAGAACAACACCTATGCCCACATCGTGGATTTGACTCATGGGAATAGAAAAAAAGCGGACAGAATCATCTGGGCTTTACAAGGTAGGTTCGAGCATGGCAGAATTGTGTTAAATTCGGAAGAAGATTGGGATGAGTTTGTAGACCAGTTAATCCTGTTCCCTGCTCAAGGAGTCCATGATGACTTGCCTGACTCCCTCAGTTACATTGACCAACTGGCTGTTACATCTTATATGGAAGAAGATGATAGCGAGGATTGGCAACCTGTAGATATTATTAGTGGGGTATAAGAATGGAATTCCAAGAACCTAGCGACTCAGACAAAGAGATAGTTAACTTTGTTGTCAACCATTGTGACAGGTGGAGGGATTGGAGAGATGTCAATTGCCTTGATGATTGGCTAGAGTATGAGCGCATCTTCAATGGTGAGTGGGATGCCCAAGACAAGACTAGAGACTCAGAGCGTAGCCGTATCGTTACCCCCGCTACCCAACAAGCCGTAGAGACACGCCATGCTGAGATCATGGAAGCCATCTTCGGTCAGGGTGAGTTCTTTGACATTCAAGACGATATTCGTGATGTCAATGGTAGCCCCCTAGATGTTGCTGCCATCAAAGCACAATTGATGGAAGACTTCAAAGTAGACAAGATTCGCAAGTCTATTGACCAGATTGAGTTGTTGGCAGAAATCTATGGTACGGGTATCGGTGAGATTGTTGTTAAAACAGAGAAAGTCTTTGTTCCCGCTACTCAAGCAATACCTGGTCAAATGGGACAAGCCGCTATCGGAGTGGTAGAACAAGACCGCATTGCAGTCAAGATTGTTCCTGTTAACCCCCGTAACTTCCTGTTTGACCCTAATGGAACATCTATTGATGACTGTATGGGTGTGGCTATCGAGAAGTATGTCTCTATCCACAAGATCGTAAAAGGCCAAGAAGAAGGCATCTACCGCAAGGTAAAGGTCGGTACTGACTCGATGGATACCGACTTAGAGCCTACACAAGAAGTCTCCCAGTACGAAGACGATAAAGTTAAACTTTTGACCTACTATGGTTTAGTTCCTAGAGAGTATCTTGAGCAACTAGAAAACGAAGAAAATGGCGAAGTAGAAGACTTATTCCCTGAAGACAGTATTCAGGATGAGTATTCCGATTTGGTTGAGGCTATTGTCGTTATCGCCAATGATGGTGTTCTTCTGAAGGCAGAAAAGAACCCATACATGATGAAAGATCGCCCAATCCTTGCTTATCAGGACGATACAGTTCCTAATCGCTTGTTGGGTCGTGGTACTGTTGAGAAGGCTTACAACTCACAAAAAGCTATAGATGCCCAAGTGCGTAGCCACTTAGATTCCCTTGCTTTGACAACTAGCCCAATGATGGCTATGGATGCTACCCGCCTCCCCCGTGGTGCTAAGTTTGAAGTAAAGCCAGGTAAAGCAATCCTGACAAACGGCAATCCCAATGAGATTCTGTTCCCGTTCAAGTTTGGCAATACAGATGGTTCTAACCTGACAACTGCCAAAGAGTTTGAGCGTATGCTTTTGATGGCAACAGGCACTCTTGACTCACAGGGAATGGTTACTGCGGTCTCCAGAGATGCGGGTCAGGGCGGTATTTCGATGGCTACTGCCTCGATTATCAAGAAGTACAAGCGTACCTTAGTGAACTTCCAAGAGGATTTCATGATCCCCTTCATCACCAAAGCCGCTTACCGCTATATGCAGTTCGATCCAGAGCGTTACCCTACTGTGGACATGAAGTTCATTCCTACTGCTGCGCTTGGAATCATTGCTAGAGAGCATGAGCAACAACAATTTATTGCTTTGCTACAGACTCTTGGCCCTAATACTCCTGTTTTGCCTATCATTTTGAAGGGCATCATGGCTAATTCTTCTCTGTCAAACAGATTTGAGTTGATTGAGATGCTAGACAAGATGGCTACGGCTGATCCACAGGCTCAACAAGCAGCTCAGATGCAACAACAATTGGCTATGCAACTGGCTCAAGCTCAGATTGCAGTCCAAACTACGCAAGCAGAGCAGAACAAGGCTGAAGCGCAAAAGTTATTGACTGAAGCGCAATTGATGCCTATTGAGTTGCAAGCAAAGAGTATGGCGGCTAATACCAAGAACCTGCCTAC